GTGTATCTTTTGATGAAGCTTCTATTTTAAGAAACCTGCAAACTGAAACCACGCAATTCGTATTATCATATTTTAAAAAGGTACCATTTAGGTTTGTAGCTACTGCAACACCTACTCCAAATGATTTCATAGAGATTCTTAATTATGCTGATTATTTAGGTGTAATATCAAGAGGTCACGCACTTACAAGATTCTTTCAAAGAGATTCAACAAAGGCCGGTCAATTAAAACTTTACGAAAATAAGAAAAAAGAATTCTGGCAATGGGTTAGTACATGGGCCGCTTTTATAAATACACCTGCAGATTTAGGTTATGATTCAACTGGATACGACCTACCTGAATTAAACATAATTGAACATTGTATAAGATATGATTTAAAAGATCAGCCATTAAATAAGTGGGGAGAACCTATTTTATTTAAAGATCTTAGCAAATCACTTTTAGAGGTTAGTAAAGAAAAAAGAGATAGTTTACCTGCACGTATTAATAAAGCTTGTGATATAGCTGAATCAATAAATGATAATGTTATTATTTGGCATCATTTAGAAAGTGAACGTCAAACATTAGAAAGTAATTTTAAAAAAGATAATTACGCATCTGTTTACGGAGGTTTACCAAATGAGAAAAAAGAAGATCTATTAATAGGATTTAGTGAAGGTAAATATCAATACCTATTAACTAAACCTAAAATTGCAGGATCAGGATGTAACTTTCAAGATCATTGTAATAATATGATTTTCGCAGGAATAGATTACAAGTTCAATGATTTTATACAAGCTATACATAGATGTTATAGATTCGGTCAAACTAAGACCGTAAATGTACATATTATTTATACTGAGAATGAATATGAAGTATTAAAAACATTAAAAGAAAAATGGGCAAAACATATTGAATTAAATAATCAAATGATAGAATTAGTAAAAGAAAACGGATTAAATAACAATATAATCAAATCACAAATGGAACGTCAAATCTTCGCTAATGGTCGCAAATTAGTTTACGACAATGTAACACTTTACAATAATGATACTGTAATTGTTCATGCTGACAAAAAAGAGATGCCTGATAATTCAGTCGATATGATCTTAACTTCAATACCTTTCGGAGATCATTATGAATACTCAGATAATTATAATGATTTCGGGCATAATCATGGTAATGATAATTTCTTTAAACAAATGGATTATTTAACACCTAATCTACTTAGAGTACTAAAGCCTGGCCGTATTGCAGCTATTCACGTTAAAGATCGCATCCGTTATAGTTACCAAAACGGAACATCATTTACCACTATCTCAGATTTCAGCGGTCAAACCGTTCAACACTTTTTAAAGCATGGATTTTATCTTATGGGTAAAATAACGGTCACTACAGATGTAGTAGCTGAAAATAATCAAACATATAGGTTAGGATGGAGTGAACAATGTAAAGATGCTACAAAGATGGGAGTGGGGTTACCTGAATATGTTTTGCTATTTAGAAAAGCTCCATCTGAAATGAATAACGCTTATGGAGATTTCCCGGTTCAAAAAGATAAATCAGAATATAAAAAAGCATTATGGCAATTAGATGCGCACGCTTACCAAAGATCCAGCGGCGACAGGTTTATGACAAAAGATGAACTTGAAAAAATGGAAGTTAAAAAGATTGTATCTGCATGGAAAAAATTAAACCAATCTGAAATTTATGATTTTAAAGAACATTTAAGAATTTGCGAAGATCTGGATGAACTTGAAAAATTATCTTCTACTTTTATGACTTTGCCTGTTCACTCAAATAATGATTTAGTATGGACTGATGTAAATAGAATGAACACTTTAAATGCACATCAAGTACATTCTAAAAAAGAAAAACACATTTGCCCTTTGCAGTTTGACATTATTGAAAGGCTTATAAATAGATATACCATGAAAGGCGAGATTGTAGATGATCCTTTTGGAGGTCTATTTTCGACAGCTTACAAAGCTATTGAGATGCAAAGGAAAGCTGTTAGCGTTGAATTAAATAGTGAATATTTCAATGATGGAATATATTATGTAAAAGCAATGATGCACAAATTATCAGTACCTACTTTATTCGATTTGGTTTAATGTCATTGCCGTCTTAATCATTTTAACGGTTAGTAGGTCATTATGATTTAAAGGGAGGCGGCAATAAAATAGCCGGGTGAAATATCCCGGCTCATTTTTATTACATATAAAGTTTATAGATAATTGAATAAAATCTACACAATATTTAAAGAACATAAATATAAATTGTTATTAATTTATTTATTTATGCTAATAACAGAATTATCAATTATATCACAACCATTTCTACTCGGCAAAAGTATTGATGATTTAATTAATCATAATTGGTCTTGGATTATTTTATTATTTTTATCTTATCTAATTTCTAATATTTTTAATTATAAAAGAATGGTTTATGATACCAAAATTTACACAAAGATTTATAATGATATTGTTTTAAATTTTTTAAAAACTAATAATAATGCTGCTTCAGTTAAAATTGCAAGAACTGATATGGCACGTGATATTGTTGGAGTATTAGAGGGATATGTTCATTATTATATTGCGACAATAATTACAATTTTTGGATCAATAGGATTTATATATCTATCAAATTGGAAAGTAGGTTTATTAGTTACATTAGCGTTAATTGTGATAATAATAGCAGTTCTGGTATTTTATAAAAAGATAAGACAAAGTATTAATATTAGGAACAATCACTATGAAAATAAAGTAATCTCAATACAAAATGGCTATAATAGTTCTGTTTCCTTTTTTAATAGAAAAAGAAAATTGGATATCTTAGAATCAACATTACAAGGTAAAAATTGGTTTTTCATTGGTATTATAAAATTATTTTTTTTGATTGCAGCTATAATATTTCTTATAAAAACTTCTGATAATATTACCGCTGGTAGTGTAATTACAATATATTCTTATGTTAATAACTTTTTATTATCATTAATGTCAATTCCAATTGCTTTTGAAATGTATTCAAGATTAGCTAATATTATTAAAAGAATTGATGAAACATAACTAATGACTAAAAGCAATGCATAGCAATAACTTATATGGCATTTTAAATCTATACCCGATATGGTACGATGTAACATTAAATAAGCTATAGCGTACCCGATTAGGTATTATTTTGGTACATATAGTACCGATATAAGTCAAAAAGTAAACTTTATGAAAAGTAAAGGTCAGCTTCCGCTTTCCGTCTTGTAACCAAACCATTTAAAACTTTGCCCCCGGCCTTCGTCCATCTGTTAAATTCATCACGGATAGTCGCATCATTTGGATTTGCATTGACCTTTTTAAGTAGTGTACTTTTGGCAAGATTGCCGGCGCCAACATTAAAGGCAAAGGATGTTAAGGCACCCAGCTGATTATCATTTATTGCAGTCTTAACAAGTTTTGACACCTCTGCTTCAAACTTACCTACCATAAAGAATAAAAGTTTATCAGCACGATCGAGCGTTATCTTATCACCCATTTGTACTTTGCTACCGTTCTCATAAAACGTATTGCCCCACGCTATAGTTGGAATGCCGGCCGGACATAGATATGCTTTGAGCTTTAAACATTCAAACTTTCTGATTATCGGAATTCCCTTGTTCACTTCCTCGTATGTCCTAAATTCAGCATCAGATATATCCGCAATGGTAGCCAGCAACATACATTCCACCTCAATAATCTGCAACAGCTCATTATCGACCGGCATGAAGTCCGTATGTATGTTAGCTTCGTCTGTCATAAGATTTTACCTTTATGGATGCGATAATTACGTACATGGAAATCTTTACCGTTGTCCGATAAGTCAACCATTGCAAATCCATGTGACCATTTGTTGATGGGAAGATAGGCCGGATTTAATTCGCACAAACACCCTAAACTCCACGTTGTCACAATATCCCCATTCATATTGCTTTCAGTATGTTCGCTTACTGAATGATTATGGCCTTGCATAGCAGAAACTTTACCCCTTAAAAACGAACCCCTTGCCACATTCACTGGACTGAATATCGACTGCCCAAATTCATGACCATGCACAATATTTAAATCATTTGCCTTTATAATACGCTTATCCCCGATCAGATCAATACCCCGCTCATTTAATCCCAAAAGATGCTTTAACTCAAATTGTTGCACCCCTAAAAGCTCAGGCGCCTTTTGCATCAAATAATGTTCGTACCTTTCTTCATGGTTTCCGATCTTATAATAAATCTTTGCCCTAAACTGACTTAATATATCCAAAAACTCACGTGCCGATTGTAACTC